TTATCATTTCTCTTTGGTGTTAAAGGTTAAAAAAAGACCCCATTAACTGCGTGTACTTTGCAGAACCTATGCGCCTTGTTCTTATGGGTAAGGGGTGGGGTCATCTCTTAATTATTAAAGGTTTGGTCAAATATTATTTTGATTTTTGGGTAGTCAATTAGACAACTACCCACATATTCTTCAGCAAACTCACACATCACCTCTTTCTCTTTCTCAAGCATTGACTCAATCTTTTCCTCAATCATTCTTGATGTATCTAAATCCATTGGTAGTGTTGCTCTAACCCATTCCAATAACTCTTGCATTGGTGTTTTCATTTCTCTTTAGTTTTAAAGGTTTCAAAATAAGGGCAAAGAAACATTCCCAGTTTTTTAGTACGCTTTTGGTAAGTTCTTTTGAACTCCTCTTTGGCGTTTTGGGTTTCTATGTAATGATTCAAAGCCTCTTCAAAAGTTCTGCTCTTATCGTATACTTGGTCATCACGCCCTTGCTGATAAAACCATTTTGCTATTTTTATGTAGTTCATTTCTCTTTGGTGTTAAAGGTTTTGTAAGGTTATAACTTGACTAAAGTTCAATTTCCGTGAGGTTATACCCTTACTTTGTGTACCACTTTGGTACATTTACTCTTGTCGCTTTAGCCATCTTACATACATCTTGGCTGCCCAAGCTCTTCTTTGTTTCTTGAAAGGATATCTCTTTCTTAACCTCGCATTTGCTATGCGTAGGAATTGCTCCATCTGGTTCATAGTAATTTGTTGTGAATGGTTTGTAGCATCTCTTTGTGCTGTGGGTAGTCACCGTACTTTATATGGCAAGGGCGGCAGACCGCCATCAAGTTCTCTATCCTGTCTTTGGACTTACTGCCTCCACTACCTCTATTCTCTATGTGGTGTATATCTACCGCTCTTGCTCCACACACCTCGCAAGGAATGAAGTCATCCAACACATAGTTAAAGTAGTCCATATATATCTTGGTGTGCTTTTTCAAAGCTCTCCTTGAATAGTGTAATTGTTAACCATCTCTTGGATGTCCAGAAGAGCCTTGTCCTCAAAGAACTCAAAGTATTGCTGTAAGGCATACTTGACCTTCTCTTCTCCCTTGTTGAAGAACTCTTCACTAATCGTGTAGATACCTACATCACAACTTAGCTTGTCAATTACCAAGAACTTGAACTTGGTATAGTCTACATTGAATAGCGTACAATAGATATAGGCTTGTACATCGTAGGAGTATTTGTGTCTTGCAGAGTACACAAAGTTTCTAAGGTCGCTCGTAGTCTTAAGGTCTACAATAGTACCGTTAGGTTGAATAATATCTGCCTTACCTCTAAAGGGGTAGCCCTCTATGTAATCTACGGCA